TTGTCCAGATAAATCTTGTGCAGATGGCATTTATAACTACTCCAGTTTTAATTTGGAGGTAATAATAACATAGTCGAAGCCTCTGAGTCAACAAAGGCTTCTGCTATATCACATTAATTTAACTAAAATGATATAATGTCTAACATTGCGTTAGACAGAAGCGCCCTTGACGGCACGAACAACGCAAGCTGGTCGGCGCATTAAGTGAATGGCGTTGTGTTCCGATTCCAGTTCAATCTTATCGCCCTTTGGTGAACGATACTGGAACAGGTAGGCTTCTTCGCCCAAGGTATTTACCAAGTCCAGCTTGTTTGCTGGGCCATAATAGGAGATGAAGGAGTCCATCGTGCCAGCAGGCATGAAATATGCTTCGTTCGCTGGGATGAGCTTCTGGTTCTCGTAGCTGCCAATGTAGCGATACAGAGTTACATCGCCGTGGGTAAACATAGCATAACGACCGGAACGCAGACCATCGCGGAGCGGGTTCTGTGTAGAGGTGAAATACTTGTAAGCTTCCTTAACACCAGCCTGCGACACATAGGCATCGAAGAACTCTGGTGAACACAGGGCGATGATACCGTTAGGTACTTCACCAGACAGAATGTTCTGTTGGATGTGGTCAATTACTTCGCGCTGTTTTGCCAGTACATCAGTAGCACCGTTAGCGAGGTCGAAAGGAACTTCCTTACGGGTAACACCGAAAGTGGTGTAGAAGTTGACGCTGCCAACACTGCCATTTGGCGACCAAATGCCACCAGTTGTGAGGGCGTAGCAACGAGCAAATTCAACTGTAACAGCGTGGTTACGACGGATGCGCTCAATCTTGCGAGCAAGAACAGCAGCTTCGTTGTCAGCAGCATCACTACCGTAGGCGCGCTTGCCCTGAATGTCTTCAGGAGCAATGTAGTCGTCTAGTGGGTGGTGTGGAACTGGAAAAGCATAGATGCCACGAGTGTCATCCTTGTTTACATTGTTGCGAGTGCCGCGTGGCTGGTCAACGACCAGACCCAGAGTGCCTTCACGAGCTTCAACAGTAATTGTGTTCTGAGCAACAGCTTCACTACGGAAGATACCGAGTTCATTCACCAAACCATAGGTGTTGGGAACAAGCATCAACTCTTCGGTGAGGTCAGTTACTTCAAAGGGTTTATCAAAAGAACGGATAATTGCCATTTTCTATTGTCTCCTATTAGACAGCGTTGTTAGCAAGGATAGAAACGGCAGCAAGCGAGGCATAAGCAGCAGCTTTCTTCGCGTCATCGTTAAAACTTGCATCAAGAATCAAACCAGCTTTCGATACGATGGCTGGGCCACGAACGAGTGCGAGTACCTTAATGTCTGTGTTCAGAGCAGCAGTTGCTTCTTTGATTACAACAGCAACTGGGTTCTGGCTACCATCGGTAGCGGTTTGAACGGAAATTTTGTACTTACCAGTGGCAGTAACTTTACCAAGGGCAACACCAATCTTCAGCTCGCCTGCAACGCCGTTGTAAACAACTTCTTCGCGGCAGAAAGCAATGGATGGTTCGTATTCGTGTTTTACGGTGTTCGAGAAGCGAAAGTTCTCAGTGAAAAGTGCGGGCATTTATATAGCTCCTAATTATTTCTTGTGCTTAGCTTCGAGGATGGCTCGAAGTGCGGATTTTTGAACAGGTGCTTCTTCACTTGCAGCGCCCTTTTCAACAAACATGGGGTCAGCTTCAGCTTTAGCAGCGAGTGCTTTAACAACTTCAACAACAGCTTGGAAAGCTTCATCAGCCAATTCACCAACTGCCTTGAAAAGCTGTTCAGCCTTGTCTTCTTCTGCAATAGCGGCAACCAAGTCAGCTTTACGGGCTTTGGCAACGGCTACTTTCTTTTCTTCTTGGAACTGAGCAATTAGGGCAGAAGCCTTTTCCAATTCAACGCGCTGTTCTTCAAGAGCTTTAGCGATTGATTCGTACTGAGATTTTTCTACCATCTCGATCTGTTCAGTCTTTTCGACTTCGACAGTCTTCACGGTCATTTTTGATACCTCTGTTTTCTTTGGTTCGGCTTTAGCAGCCTTAGCGTCAATACCTGCTTTAACAACAGGCTCGGCCTTGTGGCCTTGTTCAGAAACTTTAGCTTTATTTACAATACGAGCTTTTGGTTTCTTTGGTTCAGCCACAACGGCTGTTTTTGCTTGTTTCGCTTTCGCGATTTCTGCAATTACCGAATCCTTTTTAGCAAGAGCTTTTTCAAATCGTTCTTGGTCACGCAATACCTTTAGGTAATCCGCTTCAGATAGCTTTGAGATAAACTCAGGGAGGGAATCAGATTCTTTCATTGACTTGATGATTTCAATACCTTCAAGTCGCATAGCAATCCACTCTTGGTGGTCGGCATCCGTAGGCTCTGGCATATTCCAG